AACCCGCCAACGCAGACATCTTAACTTTCAACGCAGAGTCGCACATAATAACATCTGGTGAACCACCAGCATTAAAAACGCGCTCTACGCAGTTGTTAAGAAAGTCCATCGTTAATACGACATCAACACCAGCAGGGGCTGCAACACTCGTGCCAGTACCAGCATTTACAATGCCTACACCAGCAGCGGATCCATCAACAAGGTTGGACGTACCAATAGCAGCAGTACCCATCCAAGTCATGCACGACGCAGTTGCTCGCGCTTGTGGAATACCACCAACACCGCCAGCAGCGGAACCAGCAGCTTTCACTGTCTCACCTGTCAACATGAATTCCATATCGCGCTTAATTTCTTTAGCGCGTTTGGCTAGCTGATAGGCTTGCGAAGATTTACGACCCGCCCAATCCACTGCTTCAGCGGTGCCAGAAGTCTGGACTGCCTTTTCACTGATTTGAGTCTGGTTCGTCAGTTTAACAGGCTCGACAACAGCTAACGACGCTGGATCATCACCTTCAAACTTGCGGTTCGCCGCAGCCGCAGCAAGGTCATCTTTCTGCCACTCAAATAGAGTATTAGAAGCCGTACCTTTACCACAGCCATTCATGAACGGAGTGTCCATTGGCGAAATGTTATAAATAATATTACTTAGGTCTTCACGGATTTGTACTCCGCTAAAAGTCAACCTAGTATCTCCCGGAACTGCCATAATGCAATCCTCCTATTTTAAAGTTCTACGAAATCCTCAAAGAGACGCACTGAGTCATCTACATGACCTGTCTCTCGAAGACGCTTCATTTGGGCATTACGTTTGCTTTTTGCCTCTGTCTTCCTCTTGGTTCCTGTTCCTGAGCGTATAACTTTTGGCTTGTTCTTTATCTTCTTTGCTTTTATTTTTGTATTAGATAAGGCATCGTATTTCATTGCTTTCATTAAAGCAACAAAAGATCTTGAGTCAATTAAGGAAGATATCTCTTCTTTAGTGAACCCTTGAGATAGCGCGTAATCACGCAACTCAATAGCCAACGATTGTCTAGTATCAGCCTCCCCCCATTCTGGAACCATTTTTATAAGCTTCGCTTGCTCCGCTTCAACCATTTGCTGATGTGCTGCTTGACCTTCTCGCTGCATATTAGCTGCTTCTTGGTTTCTTTGTTGCTGCGTTCTTTGTATTGATTCCTGAGCTTGTCTGAACTCATCTCTCTTTAAAAGATATTCCTCGCGGTCATCTTCCTTCAGAGTTTCCCAATCAATGTTAAATCTCTCAAGCCCAGCCATAGAGTTATTTATGACCTGACCTAATGCGTCAACGTATTGCTGTTTCAAGTGCTGCAATTCAGGTAGTGCTTCATCATACTGAGACTTAGCTAATTCAGCTTCTTCCCTGCTTGCTGCTAACGCTTGAGTTTTTTTAGTATAATCCGATTGTCGAGAATATCCTTTCACGAGTTCATCGAGGGTAACTTCGTGAGCTTCGCCATCAACGCGAACCTCATAAAGTGCATCTTTGTCATCGTCCTCTTCTTCGGACTCCTCAGATTCTTCTTCCTCTTCGGACTCTTCGTCCTCAGACTCTTCTTCCTCTTCGGAAACTTCTTCCAATGATTCGTCTTGAGTTTCCTCTGTAGACTCTTCCTTTTCTGAAGGCTGCTCTTCTTCGTCTTTAGGTTGTTCCTCTGGGGAATCTAATAAGCCAAGAATTGCATTATGGGCTGCGTCAATACTTTCTTCAGCAGCTATTGGGCCTTGCGGCACGGACGGGGCATTTTGCGTATCCGCCATTTTAACTTCTCCTTAAACATGTGGGTGTTGCTCTTCAAGAATCTTAGCCATGTGTCCAGTTTCAACTATAGACGTTATATGTGCCTTTATTCTTTCAAGCAGTCTCGTTGCTAACCAGCATGACTCCCGCTGGCTTACATCTCCTGAGCCGGTTCTAGACCAACTCAGTAACAACTCTTTCTCTAATGTGTCAAATGCTTCTACAAATAATTCGTGTTCTAAGAGTCTCTTTGCCTCTTCTTCTCGGTTCATGTGGCTCCTATAGCTACTGCACGTTTCTGTTCGCGCTCAAGTTGAAGTTCTTGCATCTTTAATTCTGCATCAACAGCATCAGCCGCAGCCACCTGTTGTATTTTCATTTGCTTAACTTGGATGTCAGCAGCTTTTATTTCAAGCTCTTTCTGCTTTAGCTGCATCTCCATAGCCGCCATCTGCTGCTGGGGGTCTTGCTCCTCTTGTTTTGGCGGAGCCTTTGATGGGTCAGTGAGAAAGTCATCAACATTCTGGAACCCCATATTCTTCACCATAGCAGCACCAATGTTGTACATGTTCTGCTCATTGACTATGGGTAATCCACCCTTCATAGCCTCGCCAGCAAAGCTCAACATAGCCGATAGATGCGCTAGTTGCTGATCTTTATTTCCATTGCCTAACGCCACAGATACAGTGCAGTCTGCTTTATCATTCCATGCGTCAGGTCGGACAGGTACCCACTCATTGCGAATCATTACCGTCCTTTCCTTGTCTTGATTCTTTAGAAGCAATTCGTATATTCTACGCATTAGCTCTTTTACACCTGTCTCTGCAAAATTCCTTGCAATCAGTTCAACCCTACTCTGAGCTGCTGTCATCACTGCATTGACAGCGGTTGCTGTAGTATGGGAAGTCAAAGCATTTTCATTTAATCCCTGAGACATTTTAGATACGCCAGCTCTAGACTCGCGCACACTATCTAAATACTCAAGCATCTGAAATGTATACGGCTCCAGTGATGGGGTCGCCAAAGGGGTGATAGCATTGGGAGACTTTACGCGAACCACACCACCGGGCCGTTGTGTTAATAGGTCATCTAAATTCGCTTGACCTTCAAGAACTGCGTACCGTCCAAAGTTCTGGTTATACATATTGTCCATAAGGTTACGCATCAATGTACTCTTCATCAGTTGAAGGTCCATTACTAAATCAGACACGGACAACCCAAAAAACTTATGCGGTATTTTTATCGGTGTAATGCTTACAAACGGTATAGAGTCTACTTCTGAGTTGTCTAAAACTTTATCACCGACAGTGCAGAATTTACGCAATTCAGCAATTCCGTCACCATTATAATCAACTCTTAAAAAGCTTTCATGCAGCCAGTAAACCTGCAAACTATCATCTTCTGTTCCTGACCCCCAGTCATTACCCCAGTATTTTGCAGACTTGTCAAACTCGTACCTCGACAAGCGTTCCATTGAATACTCATCTTCGTTAAACCCGCCACTGGATAAATCTTCTGGCTCAAGGTTTTTTTCTGGGTACATCTCTCTAAGGTCTGATAAAGTCTTGGGGACTCTGTGGCAAACAAACCTTGCGTCCTGTATAGACTTAGCTTCCCTAGAAATAAGGAACTCATCAGGCGGAACATTCTCAACCTTTATTCTACCATTATAGGCTGTTCTCTTAACTACAACATCATGCGTCCCATCCTCAAATTCAGTATGCTCTATAACTTCTATATCGTCATTTGATACTAGAACCTCTAATTCCACCTCTCCAAGATTATGGTACTCTTCCCTAGCTTCTTCCTCATACTCATTCCACCACACTTTAACAATTCCATTTTTCTGCATTAAAGCATCAGTGAACCAAGAGTACAGAACTTCCCAACCGTCGTTATCTTTGGCGAATACATAATTAACGTAGTCAGTTGCCTGTTTTGCCATAGCAACATCTTCTGGCCCAACAGGACTGAACTTGACCATCTCATCGCCAGATGCGAATATACGCATCAATGATGGCTTGATCCACTCTATGGTATCCTGAACAGTAGAATCTACATACTGACTTCTACCCTCAACCTCATTACCAAAAGGAAGTGAGTAGTAGTAATCCATAGCCATTTCACGCTGCTTAGATATAGTATCACTGTAACCAAGAGAGTCGGTAATTTCTCCCCGTATCCTAGTTACAACGTCTTCTTCGCTAATTTTTTCAGCCATCAAATAATTCCATATTGCTTGTACTCTACCTCATTAGTCCAGCTAGGGTCCGCTCCCGCTACGGCATACCTTTTAGATTGGAATGCGTATCTTGTTGCAGACATTAGATCATCTCTTAGGGGTGTAATCTTTCCTTCTTTTCTGTGGTACATTCTAAACTCTTCAAACCAATCTGATAGAGTAGAAAAGACTTTAAACTTTTCCGCCTCCATCGATTGAAGTATCGCCATAATACCTTCTTCAACACTATTACCACCCTTCTTCTCACCTAACGCAGCAGGGTTAGTGAAATGCTCCAGAAGCATATTACAACCTAAGTTCCTGTATTGGTCAGCAAGACCCGGATTTCCCATACTATCCCTGCGATTGCCGTCATGTGGGTAGGCTATGGGTATAAAACTGGGTCTGCTTTTTATAAATCCTGCGT